AGACTGAAGCTTGCCGAGATGTCAAGTCAGATTGATGCGCTTAACGCTAAGCTGGCGGATGCCACGAAAGCGGATCCAGAACTTGATTCGATTAAAGAGAAGGCTGCCAAATATGACGAGCTTTTGCAAAGCAAGAAAACCGAAACTCTGAACCTATGGAAAGCCAAACATGAAGAATTGCAAAAGATTTTGGCAAGTGATACGGATAAGCGCAAAGACAAGATTGCCGCGCTGATGCCTGACTTCTCAATCCCGGCAGAAGGCGAAGAGCTTGATGCCGACACAGCCGCACAGAACCTGAAATTGTATTCTGTATTGGAAAAAGCGGGAGCATTTGCCGATCCTGCTGACACCAAAACGGATTTCCAGCGAAAGAGCAATCCGGGGGGCGGCGAAACCAAAGAACCCTACACCTTCGGCAAAGCATTACAAAAAAAAACATGAGGTAAAACATGAATATCAGAGATTTTCTTATCTCGCTACAAAGCGAACAAGCTCCTATCATAACCGACCTGGTTAAAAGCTTGGGTATTTTAGAAACGGCACAATTCGGATTCAGCAGTGATTATCTGCGTCACGAATTTGAGGTGCAGACAGATGACGGCGATGCCGCAGTCCGCGCAATCAATGGCTCAATTGTTGCCACAATGTCAAACAGCATACTGGTCAGCATTCAGCTCCCGGCAATCGAGCGCCTGGTTGAAATCGATAAAGTGCTTGCCAAGAAATGGGGCGGCATTCAGGGATTCTTGAACGATAAAAACCGCACCATGACCTATATGCGCTCAATCCTACAGCTACTTGCAAAGGCTATGATTTACGGTGACGACCCAACCTTTGGCGTGCCCGGCGCGTTTAAGGGCTTGCATCAGATCGCCAAGGCTAACGGCAATGTAGTTGCACAGCTTTCCGGCGCTTCCGGAAGCAGAACATCAATCTTTGCTGTGCATTGGAGCGAAGGCGAGACCGAAGTTGTAATGCCGCAAGAAGCTAATGGCGACATCGTGCAGATCGAACTTGTTGGCGGAGGCACTCTTCAGGCTCCTACCGCAAACACCACCACAAACGCGCGTCAACTTGTTTACGGAGCTAACTTCTGGACTAATGCTGCTCTGTGCGCTCCATCGAAGGCGTCCGTTGCCGCAATCACCCAAATCGATAGCTCTCACAAACCAAATGCTGGACAGATTGACTTGCTGATTGACGCAGTCAAGGGTCTTGCTGATGGCAATACATTCCTGTATATGAATCGTGAAGGGCGCAGATATCTTAAAGAGCTTAAAAACACCAAGCTAAGCATGGCTCCCGGCGATACCGGCTACAACACCGTAGTATCCGATTGGGATGGCATCCCGGTCGTTCTGGAAGAATCAATCCTCAGCACAGAAACCACTGCGCTGGACTAAAAAAAGAGGTAAACAATGGCCTATAAAAATCGTTCCTATGTCGTGGATCAAAAATTGATCCTTAGCTCCGCACAAGCCCTGCCGAACACCGATAGCGCAGACTCCACCAATGTGGTTGACTATGGCGGTAATAGTGGCGGGCTTGCTAAAATCGTAGTAAAAGCAAACACCGCTATTACTATTGCCAATGGGAAAGCACTCACCATTACTGCAAGCTATGGCTCCACCAGCACACCGACTGACACGCTGGACAAGGTGCTCTTTACCAAAACAGCTCCGTTAGCTGGCTTTTCTTATGCTGCTGGAGACACCATCGTAGAAGAGATTATCCCGGATTCGCTCCCGGATAACTATCGCTTCCTTAAACTAACCTATACCACCACAGACAATGAGTCGACTGAGAAAGTAGACGCCTATGTGGTGATGACCTAACACTCCCTCCTAAGCGGGGCGGTTTCCTCCTTGCCGCCCCGCACATTTAAGGATGTATAATGAAAACACTTGCAACGCTTGACACGATCTCACGCTGGGAAAAAGAGATTAATAACCTTGGCGGATATACAGAATCATGGGGCTTGATCTCTGCTTCTAATGAGTCACCGGCTACGATTTCGGTTTCTGATAATGTTGCTAAAGGGATATTTGCTCTTGCCGCGGGCGGTTTTTCTTCCGTTGCGGTAGAGGATAATCTTTTGAGTATCCCGCCGGCGCAGGCTGTATCTGTTGCGCTTTACGATTCCGGAGATGCGCACATTGATACATTTGCGCTAAATGAAGGTCATGGCGTTTACCTCTTTGGCGCAAACGGCATTGAAACCGGAACGCTGTCAGACGCGTCTGCATGGACTGTGTGCCAATCTTCTCGCACATGGCAAGACAAGGTTGATCTGGCTCATGTTATTGTGGAGAACGATGTATTGACAGCGCTTTATAATCGCCTGAGCCAATACACAGATTCCGAAATTATCGATGCAATAACCAACATTGACGCGTTTGCGATTGCCGTTGATATGAAAGCGCTGGAGCTTATCTATATGGATTTAGCGAATAGTGGATTTAATCAATTGTATCAAACCAAGGCAACAGAATACGCGCGCCGATATGCGGCTGAACTGCGCTCCGCGATTCAGCGTATTAACATAGACATTGACGGCACAGGAGTAGAGCCTAACCGCATTGTAACGCAAGGACAGCTTTCCCGATGAGAATAGATACAATATCAGTGCCAAGAACAAATATGCGCTTTTCAGTAAGCTCTGATGCCATGAAAAAGATTGGTGATGAAGCCGTCCGCATGATGATAGACAGAACCAAGAAAGGCATCGACATTGATGGCATGCCATTCGCTCCATATTCGCCACAATACATCAAATACAAGGGCGAAGCCGGTCGCGTTACTGATCCCGTTAATCTGCAATTTAACGGTGAGATGCACCGCTCAATGCTGGTCGTGGCTACGGACAATAACGCCAATATCAGCTATGGCGATCGCCAGCGCGCATTGGTTGCGCTATACCACCAAACCGGGAACGGTCAACCGCAGCGCAAGCATTTTGGCCTTACATCGGAGCAAGCGCGGCGCATTATGGATATGCTAACTGATGCAATTCGCAAGGCGGTGAAAAGTGACAAATAAAATAGAACCGGTTAAAGAGATTGTGCGCTCCCGGCTAATAGCCGCGGGCATCAAGCGCTGTTTGGATTATCCTGAACAAATTGACGCTATTGGCAATTTCCTGCCAATGGCATTCTTGCGCTCCGGTAATACGCCCGTAACGCCAGTGCCAAGCGGATGTGTCCTGCTGGACTATGCGCTCACAATATACATTATCTCACAGACGGGAATCGCCAAGACAAAACACCACGAAGACTTGATCTTTGCTTGCGCACATAGCTTGATGCAAGACCTCAACATGGGCGGGACTGCGTATTCGGTAAATCTGTCAGAGCTTTACTTCAACGACTCAATTCCGTATGTCACCGACGCGCAACCACAAAACAGCATACAAACAAGTTCAATAACATTATCAATACAAATAAAGGACTCACGACTATGAAAATGAAATCAATCAATGATAAGCCCATTTACGGCGTTTACGATGGCAAAGCGTATCTGCTGGACGGCGAGCCAAGATACTACTCCGAAGCCGTCAAAATGGCATATGCCGATATCTTAATTGACGCAGAACCTGCACCGGAAGCAGAGGAAGCAATCGAACCGGATAACGAAGAATCAATCGAACCGGATGACAACGAATATGATGGAGGCTATTAATGGCTAAAAGATTTGGAAATCAATACAGAATCGCTATTGGCGAAGAGACGAGTTACGGTAGCGGATTCACACAGATGAGCGGAACGCCTGCAGTCGGAAGCGTGGCATGGACTGATCTGCTTGTGCATTCAGGCGTAATCAATATGACGCCCACAATCAACACTGCTCAAACGACATACAAAAGCGGATTGACCGTAACGCATCCATGTGAAGAAGTGCAGACCACATCGATGGGAACCGTTACCGTTTCTGGCGATGCAACTCTTGACATCCTCGAAAAATATATTGGTGGAGTGATGGTTGACGATCATAACATAGGAGTGTTTTCGTTTCCTGCAGACACAGCAGATATCCCTTCTTTTGTGTTGTATCAGATTTGGGATGATGCTCCCTCTGAAGCGAAATTCAAAGTTAATCGTGTCAAGGGCGCAAAACTGCAACAGCTTGTCATTACCGGCTCACAAGGCGGACTTATCCAATTTGAGGCGACATTC